TACATTCTTGTACCAAAACTTTATTTGAAGCCAAAAAAATGTTTCACCGCATAGTGGGACAATCAATTACTTGTTATTCAATGGCTGACAACTTTGCTCGTGCAATGCTCGATGAGTTTAAGTTGGATACAAGTATATCTACTTTTGATGCATACAAAATGTATATTGCATCTAAACCTTGGGTGTGCGATAATTATCTACGTATGCCAGAAAGAAAACCTGATTGGGTATAAATTAATAAACATAGTGAAATTGAGAAAAATGGAAGAAAATGATCAAAAAAAATTAATAGAAAAAGATAATAATTTATCAATTTCAAAATACTTCTTTGATGAAAATGATCCCCAACCTATCGAAGATACTCAAGATCTATTTCTAGAAAATCAATTAGATAAATTTCTTAGTGAAATTCCACAACTTATTGGATCTGAATCTAATGATAAAAAAGCAATAAAAAAAGAAGAAATTTCTGATGAGTTGTTATACCTTTATAATCTTATTGATGATTGTGAAATAAATCTCGACGAAAGTGACATTCTCAATTTCTTGCAAATAGAAAAGAGATGGCCCTTCAAGTATTTTGTGGATATTGAAAATCCTAGACCAAACCGACCAGATATCTATGGATATGATTGTCCAGTTCAAGCAATAGTTGAGGGAGGACATGTATCCTTTACTGACTTTTACGACAGAGAAGGTGGATTTTTGTATGATCAATTCAAAAAGTTTTATGATCTAGGATTTACTTTCATGTTATCTGATGTAATGGATTTAACTCCTGAACTAAGAGATCTCAGAAATAAAATTCGCAATTATACTGGAACAAAACCAACTGGTAATTTTTATATTACAAATGGAGAATCTGAAAATCCAAGATATACTCATAGTTGGAAACCACATAAACATCCGTATGCGGTAACAGTAAAAGTTATCTATGGTACAGTTAAATGGGCAATCGGAGATAACCCACAAAAAGATTTCTCGTCAGGGGATACAATTTTTATTCCTAGAGAAACTACTCATTGTGTGGTAGAATGTCCTGGTAAGAGATTGTCTTTGACTATTAATCTTCCGTAAATCTTTGAATTATTAAATTATGAGCCGTGATGAATTTCTGTGGGTTGAGAAGTATCGACCCCGCAAGATCGAAGATTGCATTCTTCCAGATTCTAACAAGAAGACTTTTCTTGAGTTTCTAAATAAGAAAGAAATTCCCAACCTTCTTCTTGCAGGCCCTGCAGGTTGTGGTAAAACTACTGTTGCAAAAGCTTTGTGTGAAGAGTTGGGTGTTGATTATTACGTTATCAACGGATCTGATGAAGGACGATTTCTTGACACAGTACGGAACCAGGCAAAGAACTTTGCTTCGACCGTCTCACTTTCTGCGTCTGACGCAAAGCACAAAGTCATCATTATTGATGAGGCTGACAACACGACCCACGACGTACAACTCCTCCTACGGGCGAATATTGAGACATTTTATAACAACTGTCGATTTATTTTCACCTGCAACTACAAAAACAAGATCATCGAACCTCTCCACTCCCGATGTGCAGTCGTTGAGTTCGGGATTAAGGGGAAAGAAAAAGCCGAGTTGGCAGGATCCTTCTTCAAGCGTCTACAGAACATCTTGGATGCGGAGGGCGTCGGATTCGATCAAAGAGTACTTGCGGAGCTTATCAACAAACACTTCCCCGACTGGCGACGAGTCCTAAATGAGTGTCAACGATACTCTGCGGGTGGAAAGATCGACTCTGCAATCCTTGCTGAATTTTCTGATGTAAATACCAATGAACTTATCCGAAATCTTAAAGAAAAGAATTTCCCTGAGGTACGTAAGTGGGTCGTTAATAACCTGGACAATGATTCTGGTGTACTTCTGCGGCGTGTTTACGATGCTCTTTACGGCGCCCTTGAAGGCCCTTCTATTGCTGCTGCCGTGCTCATTATTGCTAAGTATCAGTATCAAATCGCATTTGTGGCCGACCAGGAGATCAACCTCCTCGCGGCGTTAACCGAAATTATGGTGGAGTGTAACTTTAAATGATTAATGTAAAACTATTTCGTATCATAACTGGTGAAGAAGTCGTCGCAGAACTTGTTTCTGAAGATGATAACTTCATTACAGTCAAAAATGGACTTGTTGTTCTTCCTACTCCGAATGGGACTGTTGGATTTGCACCATGGGCTACTGTAATTGATAAGTCTATTCCAGACTTGATTATTGCTAGGAATCATGTTGTGTATATCGCAGAAGTTGAAGAACAAGTAAAAAGCAAGTATAATGAATTGTATGGGAGTAAAATCGTAACTCCTGGTGAAAAGAAACTGATTCTGTAATATGCAACTAGAACTTGATGATGCTGTTTACGCAGCGAATAAATTTATTGATTACTTCTCTAACATGGGGAGAATTGATGAATACCTGCGTAATGTGAAACTTGATCGAATGAGTCAAATGCAAACATCTCTTTTGGGTCTTGGTCCAGAAGATGATATGTTCGACTCATTTGATATGCATCCTCAGGATATGAACTTCAAAGTTTATCCTGCAGGAGAGAAAGGTGGATTTACCAACGAATATTTCAATGAGAGACTGCAGATCACTACCTCTCATGCGATTGAAGATAGTATCCCAGGTAAGTCTCTGAAGTGGATTGTGCAGGAAACTAATACTCAGAAGATTGTTGGCTTCTGTCGTTTTGGTTCTCCCACAATTAACTCTAAACCTCGTAATGATTGGCTCGGACAAACTCCCGAATTGTCTAGGTTTAATCGTCATGCAATTATGGGATTTATTATTGTTCCTACCCAACCTTTTGGATTTAATTATCTGGGAGGAAAATTCCTCGCACTTCTATGTTGTTCTCATACTGCTCGTGAGACATTAAATAAGAAGTATGGATCAGATATTTGTTCATTTGAGACTACCTCTCTATACGGTTCTACTAAGGCCTCATCTCAGTATGATGGTTTGAAACCGTATATGAGGTACAAAGGACTGACTCAGAGTGACTTTACCCCTCTGCTCCACGATGAAATCTTTCAGGAGTTAAACAAATGGTTTATAGCGAGGAACAACAATCAGGGTCTAGTGAAGGAGGACGCATCCAGTCGGAAACTCAAGACTCAACAAAAGATGATCTCAATCATCAAGAAAAGCTTACCTTCTCAAAAGGTTGCGGAGTTCCAGACTGCGATTGCAAATGCAAAAAATCTGACTGAACAGAAACGGTTCTATATTTCGGATTACGGGTTTGAGAATTCTCGTGAAGTGATTCTCGGACAGGATGATGTATTGCGTCCTGGTCAGAACTACGATAAGTTTCATTTTGATAACTTAGTTAACTGGTGGAAAAAGAAAGCTTCCAATCGTTATGAAAGTCTTAAGTCCGATGGTCGTCTGCGTACAGAACTAGAGACTTGGAATAAGAATCCCGATTCTATTGATATTATCCGATGAGTTACGAATTAAAAGATTATCTCAATTCCATCAACTTCTCAAAAGAGTATTTGATGGATGACTCTGACCCTCAGTGGGAAAAGAAATATCCAGCATTCATTATCAACAAATGTCTTTCTGGTTTTGTTGATACTATTATGTTTGCAAATGAGATGAACATGAGTCATCAATTGCCGACAAAGCTTCAATATGATTTTTTACTAAATAGTGTGAGGAAACGGAAAAGATTTTCTCCGTGGCTTAAAAAAGAGAAAATTCAAGATCTTGATGCAGTTAAATCGTACTATGGTTATAGTAATGAAAAAGCTCAACAAGCTTTGAAGATTCTTACCAAAGATCAAATTAATCATATCAAAGCTAAACTTGATGTTGGAGGCAAAAGATGAGTACCTTCGTTGAACCTGAAGTTCATTGGTCGCAAGATCAAATGATTGAAGTAGTTCTAAATGAACCAGATGATTTTCTGAAAGTCCGTGAAACGCTCACCCGTATTGGTGTCGCCTCACGCAAGGAAAAGAAAATTTACCAGTCCTGTCATATTCTTCATAAACAGGGCAAATACTATATTGTTCACTTTAAGGAGTTGTTTGCTCTTGACGGTAAACATGCAAACCTCACGGTGAACGATGTTCAACGTAGAAACAGAATTATTAATCTTCTGTCAGATTGGGGTCTAATTACGATCACCAAACCAGATACAGTAACTGATGTTGCTCCTCTGAACCAAATTAAAGTTCTTTCCTATAAAGACAAGGGCGAATGGATTCTTGAGAGTAAGTACAACATTGGTAAGAAGAAGAAACCAGAAGCTCAATAAATAGTAACGAGACCTTTCGTGCGGTCTCTACAAAAGTCGGAACACCCTAAAGAGAGGTACGGTTGTCACCCTACCTCTCTTTTTCGTTTTATGGTTAAATAATAATGTACGCCGAAAGGGTACACAAAACACAAACTCGCTTTTTTAAGGAGCTACAATAATGACTAACCTCACCAGGTATACGGCTGCGGATCTTCCTGCCTTGATGGAAAGGATTACTCGAAACAGTATTGGAATGGATGAATACTTTGATCGTCTGTTCAATCTTCATGAAACTACAAAGAACTATCCACCTTATAACCTTGTTCAGGTAAATAATGTTGAATCTCATTTGGAGATTGCACTAGCTGGCTTTAAGAAAGGAGAAGTAAATGTCTTCACGGAGTATGGAAAACTTTTTGTCGAAGGACAAAAGGAAGATACAGAGTCGGAGAAGACCTTTATCCACAAGGGAGTGGCTAGCAGAAGTTTTAAACGAGCGTGGACTCTATCCGACGACACAGAAGTACGAGAAGTCACCTTCGAAGACGGACTCCTCAGAATCGTCCTAGGGAAGATTGTTCCAGAACATCACGCACGTAAGGACTATCTCTAAATAGTAACGAATATCGTCGGCGCTATGCCACGGGAGGTAACTGGCAAAATCCAGTTGACACCTCCCTTTTTTCATGGTATGTTAATAGGAGGTATGGAGTAATCATGGCTGTAAAACTGGCTGTTCTAAAGTCGGGAGAAAATGTAATTGCAGATATAAAACAATTTGTGGATGACAATGATAAAGTCATATCGTTGGTATTTTCCAATCCATTTTCTGTTCAACTCTTAACTTCGGAACTTTTGTTTGAAGAAAATACTTCGGAGGAATATGAACACAAAGTTGCTTTTTATCCATGGATAGTTTTGTCAAACGATAAAATTATTGAAGTGGATCCTAGTTGGGTGGTTTGTGTTGTAGAACCAAATGAAATGATAAAAACATCCTATAATAATAAGATGAACTCTACTGTTGAAGGAATTAAACAGGGTGAGGAACGGGTAATAGAAAATTTTGAAGTAATTACTGAATAAAAATGGATGATATTCAAGTTATTGTTCTAATAAATGGACAAACAATCATCTCCAAGATTGCCGCAATGGTATCAGAACTTGGAGAACCAGATTGTAAGTTGATCAATCCTTATCAGATTGTTGACGGCAAACTCACTTCTTGGTTGAGTGAGTTGACTGATGCAACTGATGCGATTATGATCTCTTCAGACAAGATTTTGACTTTGGTTGATCCCAAAGAAACTCTACTTAATGATTATTTGACTCTCACTCAATGAAGTTTTACACAAGTGTATT